AGTCGCCGGTGTAACCGCCGACAAAACCGGAATAGTAAAATCCGTAGAGTCTCCCGGGTCCTCCTGCTCACCGCAGAACTTCTGCCAATTATCCCAAAGCAAACGCTTGGGAACGGCAAAGAAAAACGTCTCCATAAAAATATTATCCATAATCGGAAAAATAGGCGTAGCCATCCGTGCAAAGCCCGTCATATTCAAACTAAACGTATCTCCCGGCAAAGCCTCATCAATAAAAATAGGGACCAAAAAACCAGCGTCAAACGCGGTCTTACACGCATGACTGCGATCAAAACTCGACCGCGGAATCTCAGCTCGAGGAACCTCGCTAAACTGGTGCGCCATCACTGATCGCATGACCATCTCCCTTAAATAAATCACGCTGCTCATCCGCAGCTTCAACCTTCACAAAAACAAGCCCGTTACCTAACGCAACCGGGCTATTCCAAAAAACCTGAGCATCCTGATCGTCGAAATCTCCGATTTCAAACAACGTGTAATCCTCCGGATGACGACCAAAATTATGCTCAGGATCGTTAACACAATCACTAAAGACGCGAGTCGCCATCTCCCGCTTACTCAAAAACCAAGGCTGCAAATACGCATTCGCCTTGGAATCATAAATCACAAACATACCTACCTTCATAGCTATAGCTCCTCAAAATTACGCTTCAGTTGCGCAACTTGCGCAACCTTACACTTCTCTCGATCGCCCAAACGCTGCGGAGTACAATCCTCCGCATGCTTCAAAAAAAAATCGTTACGCTTACGCTTCACTTCCACATGACCCTCCGGGTCATCCAACTCGAAAATCTTCTCGTAATAACGCGGCACACCCATAACGTGTCCACGCAAAATAACCTCATCTGATGGAAAAACTTCCGCACCAAACTTCTCATACCAGCCATGCCCGATACCCGGGCGTCTGGACATGGTGCAATACTCAGATGCCACCTGAAACAGCTCACCAGTTCGCCAATCACAAACTTGATAATGCTCATAAGCCTTATCACCTAAAACTTTCTTACAAATATACCGCGCGCAATACGCAGCGGACTCGAAAGTCAAAGCACCAACAGTGCAAAAACCAAACGTCCACAAATCTTCCAAAATCTGAGACGTAAATAAATCACAATCGTTATCACTCTTGTAAAAAACCTTGTCCTCAAAGTCCAAGTTAAAAAGGCACGCATGATAATGCGGCCTACTCAACTGCTCGCCATACTCGCCACAATGAAAAAAACGAACCCGCCTGCCGGAATAAAACTTCCGCAGACGCTTCATAAAATCCTGAAAATGCCACTTAACTAAACTGCCGTCCAACGGCAAATCCTCGGGTCTATACGTCAACGTAACAAAACAATTACTCTCGTAAAGGCTAGCCTCATGCACGCAACGGACAGCCCACTCACGAGACCTGTCTAAACGACAACCAATACAAGACCCACACGGAACCTGCATTTCAATACCGAACGACAACGTTCGATCAAAAACAATCCCGAATCCCCCATTCTTACCAGGGGACCGGGATCTAAAGCCCAACAAAGGGCTATAACACGCCACAACAAAAAAAAATTACAAACGAATACCGCCACGCATCGGGCGCGGGCGGATATTCTTCTTATGTGTACGCGCAGCGGTCTTCGAAAAATACCGCTTACTCTTTCCTCTCGGAATCCTTCGCCTTCGCATCATTCACTCCATTAATAACTTCCGTCATAACATCACGGAGCAATTCCTCATCGGAAACAATCTCGCACCTAAAGTGCGAAACACCACAGCCCTGAGTCAAAACGACCAGGGCCCCAACAACAAAAAACTTCAAAAAATCACCTCAATCACACCAGTTCACCAGGTGAAAAATAACACAAAGCGCCACCTCCGGTGTCACTTAGCACAGTTACATCAAGTAACAACTGTGCCAACGGCCTACGGCCTCAAAAAAACGGCCTCAGTCTTCGTCTGACGCCTTATCGGAAGGAGACCCTTCCTCTACTACTACCTCCTCAGCCGTCTCCTTCGGCGCCGTCTCGAGGACAACCTCCTCGGCCAAGCCGAGCTTAACCATCTCGTCCACATTCTCCTCGTCCTGGACGAAATCTAAAAACAACGCCGGATCATTACCGAACCGAGTACGCACCGAACTCGGCAAGTCATCAAACATTCCTTGCGCCGCCGTAATAACACGCATCGACTCGGAAAAATCCTCGCCGCTCGCAAAACCATAATCAGCACCATGCTTATTCAAATGAGAAACCGCACCAGTCTTCTGGTACTTCGCCATAATCTGATTAATGTCGCACTCATCACGCATGGACTGCTTCGCCAAACTCTCACCAACAATCTCAACACGCACACGCTTCTTCGAAGCAAACGGCTTAACAATAACAATACCCATAACAACTCCTTACTGCGGAACATACTTCCGCAATGGCCTAATAACCTGCTTACCTCGCTTAAATAACCGCGAAATAGCAAACGCACTACCCGCTACCGCGGCACCTGGTTGACTCATCATCTGCGATGGACGCAACCACGGATACTTCTGCAAAGTCACCAAATCAATCTTACGAATCGCAGTCTCAGTCGCAATGCGATGAGCCTCAGTAATAGACTTCGCACTCTGAGTATCCGACAACAAACCTGCAGTCGTAGCTGCATAAGTCTGAGCCTTCAACAACTTGAGCTCAGAAGTCAAACGACGCGCAGACAACGCCGACCCAATGGCCGGCGTAACAACATCCTGCTGCTGGGCCATAGACCCACCGGGAGACGCCGCACCGCGGCCACCCGTAGCAGACAAAATAGGATTCAAACCAGCCTTGCGCAAATCAGCAACTTCACGCTGATGCGCACTACTAGACATCCGCTCCTGAAATCTCCGATTACGCTCCGCTTCCCTACGTCGCTGACGATTCGCGCGACTCGCACCAAACGCACTAAAAACACCGGTAATACCAGCACTCAATAAACCTGCTGTAGCAGCAGTAAGAGCCATGACAAACTCCTAGAAGTGATCAATCATCCCGGGCACACCATACAAAGGCATCGGACGCGCACAACGCAACTTAAAATAACTATCAAAAATAAAATGCGGCTCTGTCGGGATAGCAACAACCCGATCAATCGGCGGCTTATCCTCAATGAACGAAAGATTCAACAACGGCAAAGTCGCAAAATCCTGCGACAAATGCCACGAATCCAAACTACCCGCAGCATCGCTCCGCATAATCCCGGTTATCTGACTCGGCTTATACCGATACTCCGCATACCGCTCCTGATAACCGAAAACCAACTCATCGTTGGCACTACCATCGGCCCAAATCTCCTTATTCAAAACCGCTTGCTCACCTATCTGCGCAAGCGCGGGCCAATAAAAATCAAACCTAGTCGACCGGGACCACATCCTGTTCAAACCCTGCTGATACGTAAGATCAGCTCGAACATTAACAAGACCAATCAACACACAATGCTCGGTAAAAGACTTCGTAAAACCATGATTATCCAAAACCACCGTCGCATACCCCGCCAAATTACCTTGCGGGGACGTCACATCAGTCGAAGACTGCTGCTGCACCGGCGTCACATTAACCATCGAAGAACCACCGCCCAAAAACTCAGGGCGCTGCAACCGAGAATCCGGAGACGTCACACCAAAGTGTGACCTAACAATCTCCGTATAGCGCGTACCCGCGCGAGCGTCCCGCTCCAACAACTTCTGCGTCTGAAAAGCCTGACGCAAAGCATTAATCGTCTGCGAAGTCGCAGTACTCAAATCCGCATACATCTCCTGAGGCTGAGTACCGGCAGTCGAAGAAATCTCGACCTTACCAACACCCGTATCCGGGAACAGCGCCTTATAAGCGCCACCAGCATCACTCGACCAAATGCTCAAAGGCTGCCCAACACCTGGGTCAGCCGCAACCCTTGCCCGACCACCGATCGGCAACGAAACAGAATCACCTTTCTGGGGCCAAGGAAGGCACGACGTAAAGTAATCATGCCGCTTCAAGCGGCGAAACGTGCCATACAACCCGGGCGTGTCCGGTCCGTCCGTCTTAGGAAAATCGACGGTATTGATCAAATTCTGATCACGGAACCACTCGTTGTAAATCAACTGATACGCCCGAAACGGCAAAGCCGAAACATTCGACAAAGCATTGCCAATCGGCAAGCCCATATAGTCGAAAATATCACCAGTCGCCGGTGTAACCGCCGACAAAACCGGAATAGTAAAATCCGTAGAGTCTCCCGGGTCCTCCTGCTCACCGCAGAACTTCTGCCAATTATCCCAAAGCAAACGCTTGGGAACGGCAAAGAAAAACGTCTCCATAAAAATATT